GATGAAGTCTCTGGAAGAATTCCAGTCGTGGCATACGATATGGATACGGTTGCAGATATAGGTCTTATTAAGCTAGATGCCCTAGGTCTTAAGACTTTATCTGTGATCTCTGACACTTTAAAATCAATTAAGAATAGAACTGGCAAAGACATTAATCTTTATGACATTGCCCTAGATGATGAAAATGTTTATAAGATTTTTAACGATGGGTACACAAAGGGAGTGTTTCAAGCAGAAGCAACACCATATACAAACTTGCTTATAAAAATGCGTGTTGATAAATTTGAAGACTTAGCTGCATCCAATGCTTTGGTCAGACCAGGAGCGATGAATACAGTTGGCGCATCTTACATTAAACGAAAGCACGGCAATGAGGCAGTTAACTATATTCACCCAATCATGAAGCCGTTTACTGAAAACACATACGGGGTGATTATATATCAAGAGCAGGTTATGCAAGCATGCGTACACCTAGGAGGAATGACTTGGTCAGAGGCTGACAAGGTTAGAAAGGTTATTGGTAAAAAACAAGATGCAAAAGAACTCAGTCCATTCAAAGATAAATTTATTCAGGGCGCTAAAAAGCATATCAGCGCCGATGAAGCAGACAACCTCTGGAAAACGTTTGAAGCTCACGCTGGATACTCATTCAATCGTAGTCACGCTGTCGCTTATTCTATGCTTTCTTATTATACCGCTTGGCTTAAGTGCTATTATCCTTTGGAATTTTTATTCTCGATCCTCAAAAACGAAGGTGACAAAGACGCCAGAACAGGCTATTTGATTGAAGCAAAAAGACTTGGTATTAAAGTAAAGCTTCCGCATGTAAATGAGTCTGATGTAAACTTTTCACTACAAAAGGATTCAATTAGATTTGGATTAGCAGAGATTAAATTTATTTCAGATAGTATTGCAAATAAAATTATAGAAAAGAGACCATATGAAAACTACAAAGACTTTGTTGACAAGGCATCCAAGAAAGGTAGCGGCATTAATTCTAGGGCCATTGCTTCTCTTAACTCTATTGGGGGCGCTGCTTTTGATGATAACCCTAGAAGCGGTAAAGAAGCCGAGTCTTATTACGAATTTTTAGGAATACCTTCATTTAACCTTTCTAACTTAGACCCAAAGATTAAAGCGCAAGCTAGACCGATTGATGAGTTTGAAGAGCTAGGATCGTTTGTTATGTTTGGAATGGCTAAGGCTATAAAACGTGGCAATGGTTGGTCCAGAATTGAGATAGTTGATGAGAGCGGATCTGTTGGTTTGTTTGATATAGAGCAAACAAAAATAGAAACAAACAAAATGTATTTTGTTCTTGTTGGCGACAATAGAATATCTAGATATGTAGAGGTTGATTTAATTAATAAAGATTCCGATGATGCTTTTGTTAAATACTTGTATGCAAAATCCTACCCTATTGACGAAAATCAGAGGTTTGTGATAAGCTATACACCATATAAAACAAAAGCTGGCAAGACTATGGCTCACCTTGTTATGTCAGATAAAGATAAGAATTTAAATAGAGCAATTGTATTTTCAAGCATGTACCCACTTTCGTTGGCAAAGATGCGAGAAGGAATGATATGCGAGCCAGTTCTAAAAACTTTAGAAGATGGAACACTTATGGTTAAGGAAGTAAAATGACATATAACGCAGAAGATGTATTTAAGACAATGAATGCCTCTAGAGTTTTAGTGGCTATATTAAGTAAAATAGGCTCTGTTGAAATATCAACTGAAGATTTTATGGCTACAACAAATGATGATATGCAACTATCAGTTACATACAATGATGAGAACTTATCTTTTGAATTTAAGCTAGAGCCACTAGGAATTAAATCTGATTACGAATTGGCTAACGAATAATTAAATGGATATGAACCTAGATGATATTTTAGCAAAGCTTGACCCTAAGACTAGAGCAAGGGTACAGTCTGCAGTCGATATTCAAGTAGACAAGCAACCAACACCAAGCATTGGGCTTACCTTTGCTTTAAATGGTGGCTTTGCTTATGGTCGACAAATATTGGTCTGGGGAAATAAGTCAGCAGGAAAATCTTCTTTCTGTCTACAGATGATCGCACTTGCACAAAAAGAAGGAAAGACTTGTGCCTGGATTGATGCAGAGCATTCCTATGATCCAGAGTGGGCAGAAAAACTTGGAGTTAACTCAAAAGAATTAATATACTCTCCAGCTAAAACCGTTAATGATATGGTAGATGTTGCAACAAAGCTTATGGAGGCTGGTGTAGATTTAATTGTAGTCGATTCAATATCTGCATTGCTTCCTGCCATCTATTTTGAAAAAGACGGTAATGAAATGAAGGATTTGCAAGATACAAAGCAAATCGGCGCTGAAGCTAAGGACATGACCCACGCAGTCAAAATGTTAAATTATGCAAACAAAAATACGCTACTCGTTCTTATATCGCAGCAAAGAAATCAGTTTGGATCTATGCATGCCAGCCACATCCCAACAGGAGGAATGGCTGTTAAGTTCTTCTCCTCTACCGTTATCAAGCTCTGGTCTTCAGAGGCTGAGGCTAATGCTATTAAAGCAGGTGTTAAGGTTGGCGACAAGATTATTGAACAAAGAGTTGGAAGGCCCGTTAACTGGATTGTTGATTATAACAAACTCGGTCCCCCTAACCTCTCTGGCCAATACGACTTCTACTATCAAGGAGAGTCACTTGGCATAGATCTTGTTGGAGAAACTCTTGACGTTGCAGAAATGTGCGGGATAATAGAAAAAGGTGGAGCATGGTATACAGTAAATGGAGAACGTTTTCAAGGACGTGCAAAGGCTGTAGCGTATTTAAAGGAAAATCCAGATGTTGTAGACAAATTAATAGGAGAAATAAATGCCAAATCTTAATGAATTTTTTGCTTCTAAACCTAAAGATGTTCAAGATCAAAGGGTTGAGAAAATAGAACAAGAAAGACCATGTAGTAAATGCGAGTTGTCAGCTCCATTTTATAATTTTAATCAATCTACATTAGAAATGTATTGGACATGCTCTAATGGACATGAAACAAAGCATAAGCTTAATTAATGTCGGAGAGAGCAGAAGTAAAAAGAGATGGCGCCAAGGCACAAAAAAATAGTGGTCGTGGTGAATATCAAAAGGGTGATGCTAAGTGGAAAAACTTTGTAGTAGATTACAAAGAATCTAAAGCTTCATTTAATTTAAATAAAGATGTATGGGCTAAAATCTGTACAGATACTTTTAAGGTAAGCAGGGATATGCATCCAGCACTTAAAATTATTATCGGTGAGGATTCTAAGGTCCGTCTTGGAATCATAGAGTGGTCAGTTTTAGAAGAGCTGATCACATTTTGGGAGGAAAATAAAAATGGCTAATCCAATGATTACAATCGTAGGCAGAGTTGGTAGTGAACCAGAAACTGTAGGATCAAATGGTCTTCGTTTTAGAGTAGCAACAAATGATCGTGTTAAGAATGACACTACTGGAGAGTGGGAAGATAAGAATACTTCTTGGTGGACAGTCAAGGCTTGGCGCACACTTGCAGAGCAGTCAAAGCAGGTAATTAAAAAGGGCATGGAAGTTATTATTGTAGGAAAGATTTATGAAGAAAGCTGGACTGATAAAGAAGGAATTAAGCGCACCTCATATGAGATTAATGCTGATTCTATTTCCGTAACAGCATACACATTATCTAAGGATAAGGCTCCAACCAACAGCGACTTCCCTTCATATAAAACATATGCCGAGGTTCCATTCTAATGCTATACTTTATTTATGGAGCCCTACTTGGCTTTGTTATTGGGTATGGAGTAGGTTTATTGATGGATAAGTGGGATAAAAAGATTAAAAATGACAGAGGATAAAAACACATTAGAGTTAATTAACTCTATAACTGAGTTCAATGATCTGCATGAGTATATGAATGATGCTCAGCTAGACAGAGCATTGGCTGTTATTGTAAAGCTTTTGTTAAACCCAGATGTGCCTGCCGCTAAAGCACCACAGCTCATTATTGAGCTACAGGCAATGTCAACTAAGTTTGCCATGATGGCTTCTTACTATTCAACAATAGCAAAAGATAAAGCGGGAACTATGAATAATAATAAAAAGAATATTTATTATTCAGCAAAGGAGTCCATAGACAAACTTGTAGATGCACTTAAGTATGTCGTTAGGTATAATTTGTAATGGGAAGAAACATAGTTAAAAATTTAAAGTTTAAAAAGCACACTGGTAAGTTTTTTGATCCAGAGCTTTTTGCATCAATGCTTGATGAGTCATATAAAAATACTAAAAGAGCGGATGGAGAAATGACCAAGAAATCTTTTAGCCCAAGCTCTTTGGGTTATGGTCATGGAACATGCCCAAGGTATTGGTATATGGCTTTTTCTGGCGCAGTCTTTATTGACAATAATGATGCTGTTGCAGTCGCTAATATGGCTCAGGGTACCCAGGCCCACGAGAGACTTCAGAACTTAATTAAAACTATGCCTCAATGGGTTGCAGAAGAAGAAGAGATCGTTAACGAGTACCCACCAATTCGTGGATTTATTGATCTAATTATGGAATATGATAACGAGACAGTAATAGGTGAGATAAAAACTGCAAAGCAAGAGGTATGGGATGCTAGGCAGGCAGAAATGAGTCCTTCACCTAACCACTTGCTTCAGATATTAACCTATATGAAGCTAAAAAATGCCAAAGAGGGATTTTTTCTTTATGAAAATAAAAATACTCAAGAGATATTAATAATTCCAGTATCAATGAACGAGAGAAATACAAAGATTATTGAAGATACTTTCCTTTGGATGAGAGAAGTATGGGATAACTTTAAAGACGGTGACCTACCAATGAAGCCAGAAGGTGCAACAAAAACTAAGATGCCATGCACATACTGCCCAATTAAAAAGGAATGCTATTCAAAAGATACTCCTACTGGAACTGTTCAAATAGAAAGATTTAAGGTTCCTTTATAATGATATGTGCTAATCCAGACTGTACAAATGGCAAAGAGTTTACTCCAAAAACTCATAATCAGAAATATTGTGGAGATGATTGTTGTAGGATTGCAACCAATAAAAAGATTATGGAAAAGTACTATGAAAAAAAAGCAATTAGATCGGGACAAAAAAGATACTGCAAGTCATGCAAAGCATCTTTAAGTAGGTATAACACCTTAGACATATGCTCTAAGTGTGAAAAAGATAATTCTAAATCTGATAGGAATAAGATATTGAGGATGATAAGTGACGCTGGCGAAGCTTTCTAGAACCAAAGCAAGTAGAGTTCTTGGTATAGATGCATCAACATCTTCTGTAGCTTTCTGCCTTATTGAAGGGGATAAACCAGTAAAGTGGGGGAAAATTAATCTTGTAGGCAATGACATATATGAGAAGATATACAATGCTAAAAATAGAGTTGCCATGATGCTAGATGAATTAAAGAGTGATTATATTGCAATTGAGGGGGCTATACTTGTCAGATCTCCAGATGCTGTGATAAAATTATCATATGTTTATGGAGTTGTTATTGCTGAGCTTATGTCTACGGGCGCTTCAGTTATAACTATATCTCCTAGCTCTTGGCAAGCGTACATTGGGAACAAGAACCCTACTAAAGAAGAGAAGGCGGCAATACGCTTAGCTAATCCAGGATACGCAGATTCATGGTATAAAAACCAATTAAGAAATATGCGTAAGCAAAGAACGGCAGATTACTTTAATAAAAAGCATGGTCTATCTATAGAAGATTTTGATGTAGCTGATGCATTCGGCATCGCCTATTACGCTAGAGAGGTTCTAACAAATAAATGACACAGTCATTTAACGAAATGAGCGCACAGGAAGAATTCGTTCTAGATCTTCTTGAGAATAAAAAAGGTGGGCATTACGTTGAGCTAGGAGCGTTCCATTCAAAAAATGGAAGCAACACAAATAAATTAGAGAATGAATTTGATTGGAAGGGCGTCTCCTTTGAAATAAGAGAAGACTTAAGGAAAGAGTTTAATGATAATAGATCTAATCCTTGCATGGGAGATGCTCTAGACTTTAACTACATTTCTTACTTTGAAGAAAATTTATTTCCAAAACAAATAGATTATTTACAGGTTGACATAGATTCTGGATATAAGCCAGATGGGAGGCCAGACGGAAGTGCCTACACAAGCTTGCATGGCCTGCTGGCTGTTCCATTAAATTCATATAGGTTTACAGTTATAACATTTGAACACGACGCTAATATGTATTGGAGAAATATTGGAATGAGAGATGTTCAGAGAGAGATACTAGACTCGCTTGGGTACTCGCTTGTTGTTAGAACAGAGTCAGAAGATTGGTGGGTGGACCCAAGCGTTATCGATTTAGCATCTTATCGAAAGCATTTTAAATGGGATCATCTGTGAAAATGTATAAGAATAAAGATTGGCTTCATAGAAGGTACGTTGTTCAAAAAAAGAGCATGGAAGAAATTGCACATGAATGTGGCGTAACAGTTATGACCATATATAGAGCTTTAAAAGAAAAGGGTTTAATAAAATGAAAGCGAAACCAGTTTTTGAAGATTCAAAAGTATTTAAATATGACGACCTTTATTTGCTTACAGTTGGAACTGAAGCAGGTCATGAAATTTTAACAACCTGCCTTGATATTGCTCACATGCTAATTAAAAAGAATATCTCATATGGGAACTCTGCCCTAGATCCAGTTCGCATATTTTCAAAGGCGGGACCAAAGGAGCAGCTGTACGTTAGAATTGATGATAAGCTAAATAGACTAATTAAGGGTGAAGAATATCCAGGGGATAATGATATTGATGATCTTATTGGATATTTAATCCTATTAAAGGTTGCCAAGGAATTTGCTATTTCAGTCGACTAGAAGTATAATAAAGTCATATGGAGATTGAATTAGCTGATCATTTTGATCGCATGAACAAAGTAGTTGAAGAACTACTTAGAGGAAACAACCCTACCCAAATTGCCACCCTGACAGGCCTTAAGAGGGCAGATGTTATTGGTTTGATAGATGAGTGGAAGAGCGTCGTACACAACGACACATCAGCCCGTGAACGTGCTAAGGAGGCTATCTCTGGAGCAGACCAGCACTATGCAATGCTTATCAAAGAAGCTTGGAAGACAGTTGAAGATGCAGATCAGGCTGGCCAGCTTAGTGTTAAATCTGGAGCGCTAAAACTAATTGCTGATATTGAAGGAAAAAGAATTGGCATGCTGCAGGAAGTCGGTCTATTAGATAACGCTGAAATGGCAGGACAAATAGCAGAGGCGGAAAGAAAGCAAGAAGTCTTAGTTAAGATTCTAAAAGAAGTAACTGCAACTTGCCCTAAGTGTAAAATGGAAGTGGCCAAGCGTCTATCACAAATTACTGGAATTGTTGAGCCTATAGAGATTATTGAGGAAGTCAGTGGAATTTAATTTTGATGACCTCATTGATATACTTGACGGAGAAGAGTTTGAAGAAAGACCTGTCGATTTAAGAACGTTCGTAACAGATAAGAACTATCTAGGTCTTCCTGAGTTATCTGAGAATCAATATACTCTTATAGAAAAATCCTCTCAGATATATAAAGAGTCAACTTTGATTAAGCTATTCGGAGAAAAAGAAGGATCATTAAGATATAGGCAAACATGCAATGAGGTTGTTGCTCAATTGGGTAAGGGTAGCGGAAAAGATTATTGCTCAACTATATCTGTAGCCTATATAGTATATTTACTATTGTGCCTTAAAGACCCAGCATCTTATTATGGCAAGCCTCCAGGTGACTCAATTGATATTATTAACATAGCTATTAACGCTCAGCAAGCAAACAATGTATTTTTTAAAGGATTTAAAAATAGAGTAACACATTCACCTTGGTTTATAGGAAAGTACTTTGAAAAAGCTTCAGAAATAAAATTTGATAAGAATGTTACTGTTTATTCTGGACACTCAGAAAGAGAAGCGTTTGAAGGTTATAACGTTCTTGTAGCGGTCCTTGATGAGATTTCAGGCTTTGCTCTAGACAGTACAAGCGGTCACGATCAAGCAAAGACTGCAAGTGGTATATATGACATGTACAGGGCCTCTGTAGATTCTCGCTTTCCAGATTACGGAAAGGTAATTCTTCTTTCGTTCCCACGCTTTAAGAATGATTACATTCAGCAAAGATATGATGAAATTATTTCAGAAAAAGAAGTTATATCGAGATCGCATAGGTTTAAATTAGATCAAGACCTTCCAGAGAATACAGTCGGAAACGAGTTTGATATATTTTGGGATGAAGATCACATTGTATCTTATAAGTATCCAAGAGTTTATGCAATACGTAGGCCAACATGGGAAGTTAATCCAACAAGAAGCATAGAAGATTTTAAAATTGCATTTTATAGAGACGTAACAGATGCCCTAGGAAGATTTGCTTGCATGCCACCAGAAGCAATTGATGCATTTTTTAAGTCTCGTGAAAAAATTGAGATGGCGTTTAACGATCTATCAATAGCTGTAGATGGGTTCGGAAGATTTGAAGAATGGTTCCTTCCAGAAGAAGACAAAGATTACTACATACATGTTGACTTAGCTCAAAAGCATGACCATTGTGCTGTATCTATGGCCCATATTGAAAAATTTGTTAGCGTAAAAGTTACAGACACCTACTCTCAACCAGCCCCAATTGTTAAGGTGGATGCTGTAATGTACTGGACACCCACATCGGATAAGTCAGTAGACTTTGCCGAGGTTAGAGACTATATTTTATCTCTAAGATCCAGAGGGTTTAACATTAGAATATGCACATTTGACAGATGGAACTCTCATGATATGATGCAGCAGCTTAAGCAGTATGGAATAAATACCGAAACACTATCTGTAGCTAAAAAACATTACGATGATATGGCTATGGTTGTTTTAGAAGAAAGACTAAAAGGACCACACATACCATTACTCGTAGATGAATTGTTAGAGTTAAGAATTATGCGTGATAAGGTTGATCACCCCAGAAAAGGTTCTAAGGACTTAGCTGACGCAGTTTGCGGGTCTATATATAATGCAATTAGTTTAACTAGGTCGGCATTTGGAGACATAGAAGTTCATGATTATTCATCTGTCAAGAAACAGTATAGAGAATCTATTGCAGCAGATGCCCCTAATTTAATTAGAGCACCTTCTCAAATGCCAAGAGATCTTTCTGATGCACTAAGTGGAATGGAAATAGTATGAGTATATATCAAGAAAAAGCTAAAGAATGTAAGTGCTGCAGCAAGCACGTTCCTTTGCCAACAAGATTAAAAGAATATGATGGAGTTATGGTTTGCCCAACAACATTCGACAACATTCATGAGTATAAAAGAGTATGGTCTGATATTGGTCACAGGCCACCAGGAAGTATTAGAAAACATTTTTCAGAGTATGTTCAGCAAATAGTTGAGCAGTCTATTGACAAAACTGATAGTAAAATACTATAATTCAACTAGGCAACAATAGCTTAGTTGGTTAAAGCCCCGAACTCATAATTCGGTAATCGTAGGTTCAAGTCCTACTTGTTGCACAGAGAGGTAGTAATGTCAAGACCATTTGATGAAGAAGACGAAGAAGAACTAATGATTAAAGTTCAGCACTATATAGATATTGGTGCAATAAAAATTGTTGGATTTTCAAAAGACGGCGAAGCAATATTCGAGCTAAATGAAGATGTAACTCCTTTGCTTGCCCCAGATTTATGGGAAGCCCATGAGCAGTACATAGAGTCAGAGCTAATAGACCTATTAAACAATGATTTAATGCAGGTTGAGTATGACGAAGATCTTCGGGTTACATATAACTTTACAAAAGAGGGATATGATATCGCAAAAGAAAAAGGTATCATTCCATTGGAAACCCTTGAGGAATATGATTTTTAATAGTATAATTTAATTTTACCTCTGTAGCTCAGAGGAAGAGCAACAGACTTCTAATCTGTTGGTCGCTGGTTCGATTCCAGCCAGGGGTACGATGTTCCTATAGCTCAGCTGGTAGAGCAGCAGACTTTTAATCTGCGGGTCGATGGTTCGAGACCATCTGGGGACACAAGATTCGGAGGCACTATGAAAAAAGCAATCATTACAGGAGTAAGTGGCGGAGTAGGTAACCTACTTGCACACACTCTATCTAAAAATGGTTACTTTGTAATTGGAACCTCAAGACATCCAGAAGGAATAACTAATTTAAATTCTGAAAATATAAAAATTGAACACCTGGATTTATCAGATGATAAAAGCATTAGTGATTTTTATAACAAATATAAGGATGAGACCATAGACCTGATTGTAAACAATGCTTCATGTGCAGGAATAGATGGCGCTAAAACCATTTCTAAAGAAACTACTGATAACTTTATGCATTCATATATGGTTAATGTTGCTGGTCCAATGTATTTGTCAAAACTTTTTATATCAAACCTTAAAAAATCTGACAATGCCACCATTATATTTATATCTTCATTTGCAAAAAAACACTTTTATGCTGGCGGAGGAAACTATGCTACCTCAAAGCTATCAATATCTGGACTTGCAAAATTATTTAGGCTAGAACTATCTCATTTTAAAGTAAAGGTTACAGAGATATGCCCAGCAGCAATCAATACACACCAGCATAATGATGGGGCATTGGAAGCAGAAGATATAGTTGATACTATATTGTGGATCAGCAAATTACCTCAGAGATGTAATATAGACCTTATTGAAATATCCCCTTCTATTGTTTCACAGGGCTAACTGTGATATAATTATAAAGGCTGCCAAATGGGGCCTAAATTAACTTATTCGCTTGAAAGGGGAATAAAATGGTAACACAATTTGCTATGGATCTATTCAAGGATCCATTTTTTATTGGCTTCAACAGAGAGTTGGAGCGTTTCAATAGTCTTAGTAAGGTAAACAATACGGCATTCCCGCCATACGATTTGCTAAAGCTAGACGAAGACAACTATCAGCTAACGCTGGCAGTTGCTGGATTCACAAGAGAAGATCTAACTGTATCAATTGAAGACGGAAGTCTATGGATTACAGGTGAGATTACAGAAGTAATAGATGCAGAAGTTGTCCACAAGGGAATTGCTGCACGTAAGTTCACAAGAATCTTTGAATTAAGTGAATACATGGAAGTTTCAAGTGTAGAACTAAAGGACGGAATGCTGCATATCCGTGTGGTTAGAAATCTACCAAAGGAAAAACAACCAAAAATTCTAAAAATTAAATAACCGTGAGACCTGGGTATGTCCTAAAACTACCCACTTAACAGAAAGATTAAAATGATTATACAAATTATTGGACTACCAGGATCTGGAAAAACAGAATTAGCTAAAGCACTTAAAGAAAGAATAAATGCAATTCATTTAAATGCAGATGAAGTTCGTGCAACTATTAATTCAGATCTTAGTTTTACCGCAGAAGATAGAATTGAGCATGCTCGTCGTATGGGTGAGACTGCAAGACTTATCGCAAAGCAAGGTGTGGCCCCAGTAATTGTAGACTTTGTTTGCCCAACTGATTTAACTCGTGCAGCTTTTGGCAAGCCAGACATTATGATATTTATGGACACAATTGCTGAAGGACGTTTTGAAGATACAAATAAGATGTTTGAGAGACCAACAGAATTTGATGCAACATTTGAAGACCATAGGCTGTCTGCTGAACAAAAAGCAACTGTAATAATTAAATATTTTAATCTTCATGACTGGTCTGCACCTACAACATTGATGCTTGGCAGGTACCAGCCTTGGCATGAAGGCCACCACGCTCTATACAAAGAGGCGGGTAAAAGAACAGACCAGGTACTTCTTGGAGTCCGTAATACATACAATACAAGTGAGAAAGATCCACTTAAGTTTGATCAGGTGAAAGAGTATATTGCCAAGGACGACTTTATGGATGGGGCATTAGTATTAAGACTACCTAACATTACCAATATAGTATATGGTCGTGATGTAGGATATAAAATTGAGCAAGTAGATTTGGGGGCAGACATTCATGCTATATCGGCTACGCAAAAACGTAAAGAGATGGGCATCTAAGGTTTGGGGCTGGATTATCAAGCCAAATAATATGGAGTGGCCATCATGAATGTATCTAAACAAAGATCTGCATTAAAGGCCATTACATGGCGTATAATTGGAACAGCAGATACTTTTGTAATATCTTGGGCAATAACCAAAGAGCCAGTTACGGCTGGAGCAATCGCAAGTTTTGAGGTACTAACAAAAACAATTCTTTATTACTTCCATGAGCGTGGTTGGAATAAAATTAAATGGGGGAGAAAATAATGTTTGAATATTATGTAAAGAAAGTAAGTAAGGTAGTAGACGGAGACACAATTGATGTTGATATTGATCTTGGGTTTGATATATCATTTACTTCAAGAGTTAGGTTAGCTGGAATAGATACTCCAGAAAGTCGTACAGCAGATAAGATGGAAAAAGCATTGGGCCTTGAAGCCAAAGCATACTTAAAGAATGCAATTGACTCAGCTAAAACTGTTGTAATTAAAACAGAAAAGATGGACTCATCTGAAAAGTATGGTCGCATTTTAGGCTGGGTTTTCTTGGACGGATCAGATAAATCTATTAATCAAAAGATGATCGAAGATGGACATGCTTGGGGCTATATGGGAGAAACAAAGATTAAAGACTTTGATGCGTTAGCAAAAGCAAGGAAGAAAAGCGGGAAGTAATGCCAGTATACGAATACAAGTGCTCATATGATGAAGCACATGCATTAATGTCAGTAAATAGATCAATTACAGATAGTGATCCAGGTTATACATGTGTTGAATGTGATTCTGACATGATAAGACATTTCACACCATTTGGTATACAGTTTAAAGGTAATGGCTTTTATAAAACAGATAATCCTAAATAGCTAAAGTTTGCTTAAAGTTAATTCTTAGTTAACCGTATCTCAAACACCTGCCAATTTAATTATACTATACTAATACTATGAAATTTAAATTCATTGCTTTCCCAGCAGCATTAGCAATATTTGCTAATGCTTTTTTTATTACCCATTCACATGCTGATAACCTTCAAGGT